ATGGACAGGATCGGCGTTGTCGATTGCGACACCTGCGACGATTGGGGCTAGAGGTGCAGGCGCCGCGACGGGCCGGCCTACCCCCCACTCTGAGTAAATCCCGAAAAAAAATTAATTTTGTCTAAAGATTCACAGCCGGCATTGCCGATATATATAGTAGAGGGAAACAGTAATTACTATAGGAGAATCTGATATGACTTTTTTAACTCTACTTGTTTGTGCTTGCTTGGTTGGACTGCTTGGTGCTGAGGTTATGAATTCCTAAAAAATAAAAAATTAGGGCTTGACATTCGGCGATTTTATGCTAAACTATATATATGAAAGGAAGGCAGAATATGGATTTTGTAATTTATAAAGCAGAGGCGGACAATCAGGGACGATTGGTCGAGTTGGTACACAATAAGCATTGCGAAGTGTACGAGGTTATAGTGGACGGTATCCCCGTGTTTAATTGCACGGACTATCAAATAGCAGAACATGAATACAACATGGAATGTGTTTAGGTGATATGGTTCGCATTAGTGATAGGTTTCTTTTTAGGATTGATTGGAGTATTAAATGAAAGAGAAATTTAACGAGTGGTTGTTCTGGGGTTTGTCCTCAGTTTGGTTGGGGTTTGGTTCTTGGATTATCTGGGTAACTCGATGAGTATAAGTGAATATGAATTTTTTGGAGTAAGTAGCCATGCGAATGCGAAGAATACACGCTATACAAATAGCAAGGGAAGTACAACAGCAGAAGAACCGGCAGAAAAAGAAGTCGAAGAAAACGAAGAAATAAAACCGGAATCTCTCAAGTTTACCCTTGACAATGACCGATAAATATAGTATAATGAAAGAGTCTTAAACAGGAAGGAATTAACATGACAACACTAACAACAAAAACAGCTGTCGATTCAAACGGCACACAACACGAAATCTACTCATGGTTTCTATTAAAGAATGGCTGGGAGTACTACATCACAGAACCATTCGACGAACAGGGCTACGGCTTTGGCTACGTTATGGGCGATGCTTCTGAGTGGGGCAGTGTCAACATCTTGGAGATGACAGGTCACATCATCAGTGAGGCATACCAAGAACAGTTGGAAGAACTAGCACCACCTATTGGATGGGAATGGGTATAAGTGATTAAAAGATTAATTGATTGGATTGTTTCTCTATTTTTTGGAAAGGTTAATGATATGAAAATCGGAGATAAGGTTTCCTTTACCTACTTAAAGGGCGGAGATTCTGGACTTGTTGGCGGCATCTTGACAAAAGATTACGCCTCTAAGGCTGAGAATTACAAAGGTCGGATTGTTGATATTCGAGATATCGAACAGCATCCGATTGCAAGTGAGTCGGCTAGAAACTGCATTGAGCGGTCTCAAAATCTAGTCACTGTCAGACTGAAGGATGGGTTTCACCAGTCCTTCTATGATGGACGGATGGTCAACGCTCGGCTGAAACGCCAAGGGTTGTAACCACCAAGAGTAGCCCCTTCAAGGCCTTTGTAGCCATTACGTAAGGACAGAATCGGTAAGACGGTTCAGGGGTGCATCGACGCGTAAGCCTAATACGGTTCCTAGTGAACTTAAAAAAGTACGCAGCACACTACGGTGCATATGATTTGGCCTGCCATACTACTCCTTTTATACAATCAAAGACATTGCGCCCCGTGAGTCCGGTGAACCCCATCGCGATTGAAATAGCGGCAGGGGTGTGTGTCTTTGTATCTCAAAGCGCCGGCCCCGCACGGCGCCCTTCTTTTGGGTGGTGTGTAACAGCTAAGCCTTCCGGCTGCGGTCTGTAAAAGATAGCAAGCAATATTCCAATTATTTTTGACATTTTATTTCAGTTTTGTCTTGACATTGGACGATAATATAGTATACTAAGAGAGTAACAAATAACACTACTAAAGGAAACAAGATGCTAAAATTCTCAAAGGCAAACGCTAAAACCGAAGCACTCAAGCAAGTACCTGAGTTAGGGGTTTACTTGGATGAAAAGCGTAAAATCTATTCGCTAGACTTGCTGTCTGGCTACTCTTGCCCATTCGCTGAAAAGTGTCTATCTAAGGCTGTCGTTCAAGACAATGGCAAGCGTAAAATTCGTGACGGAAAACACACTGAATTCCGTTGCTTCTCTGCTAGTCAGGAAGTACAGTATACCAACGTATACAATTCACGCAAACACAATTTTGACATTTTGCGTAAACTGTCATGCGGTGAAATGGTAGAAGTTATTAATCAATCCCTACCAACAAACGCCGGTATTGTTCGCATCCATGTAGCAGGCGACTTCTTTAGTCAACAGTATATGGAAGCATGGTACACAGTAGCACTGTTGAATCCAAGTGTTCTGTTCTACGCCTATACCAAGTCGTTACGTTACTGGCTTGCAATCAATGAGTTCCCTATCCTGCATAACTTTGTTTTAACTGCATCGTATGGCGGACGTGATGACCACTTAATTGATGATCCTACGTTTAACCTGCGTTCTACTAAGGTTGTATTCAGTGAAGCGGAAGCCGCTGAATTAGGTTTGGAAATTGACCACGACGATAGCCATGCGGCACGTCCGTCGATGCGTGACCAAGATTTTGCCCTGTTGATTCATGGTACTCAACCGGCGGGAAGTGAAGCGTCTGTAGCACTCAAGGCGTTAAAAGGTAAAGGCTCCTATTCTAGAAAGAAGGTGAAAGTATGAGTATGGAAATTATAGCAACAAAGTGTACAGCAGAACAGATTGAAGATGATATGTCTGAACTGCTTATAATACATGAGCGAGCGATGAAAACTGAAATAATGTGGGAGTTCTTTGGCGGTTGGGTAACACTGTCAAACGGAAACGAATATCAAGTAGCGGAGTTTGAAAATGACTAGTGTAAAGATTAGAGAAGGTCAAAACGGATATTATGACCAGTGCGGAATTAAGAAGTTTGCACTATTGGAAGAAGGGCAAGAGTTAAAGATTGTACGGGAATTGCCCGACAATAAATATATTTGTGAGCTGATTAGACCTACTGAAGCATGTCAAATAAGTGGCGGCTATCATGGTATGCTAGTTGAGGCCTATGTGCAAAATTTGGAGGTTGTTTAATAATGTGTACCTGTGAATTGTGTGATAAAGATGTGAGTATAGTTATTAGGGGGCACTTTACAACTAAAGGATATTGTATAGAGTGTCACGCCGATATGGAAACAGAAGCAGTTAAAGCCGGCATGAGCTTCTTGGATTATTGGGGTTTCTAGGACGCCGGCCCAGCACGGCGCGTGCCAAAAGTTTTTCCGCATTTTGTTAAAGTTTACCCTTGACTTATGCCGATAATATGTTATAGTATAGGAGTGGAAAGGAAAGAGTTATGAAAAAGAAAAGCACTAAGATGATCATCAAAGCCAAAGACATCAACGTATCAATCGGGCATCAGCAACACCAAACTGGTGGTGGCGCACATGATAACCGACCACGACGACAACGTACTCGTTCGTCACAAAATAATCGGGCAATTCGAGATTTTTATTAAAGTTTACCCCTTGACATTGCCGATAAATATAGTATAATGAGAGAGTAAACAACACTAACCCTTTTAGGAGAATCACATGAAGATTCAAAAAACAGAGAAGTTATCCATCGAGTACAGCAACGAAGTATATATCAATACTTACGTTTCAAGTTGGTCGGGCAACGTAGAGCTAAAGCTCAACTCCTACGAGTTAGGCGATCATGAGCATCACTTGACCCTTCAGTTGCCACTTGACAAAGCTCGTGCGTTGCTTAAAGAGTTGACGCAAGACATGGAGAACTATGACAAGGAACAAGCGGATAAAGCCGCTGAAGAATTGTCTGATGTAGAAGAGTAATTAATTTGGTTTTTAGTTTCTAGGAAAAGGAGATATATTATGACTAGAAAATACCCAAAAGTTGGCGAGCGTGTCGCCTTTGTTTATCACGGTAAACCTCGTGTCGGTACTGTAGAAGCGAAGAATCGCAAGTACATGACTCTGGAACACTTCGATACCAAGACTGGACGAGAGTATTCTTGCTTCTTGTTCGACAAAGTCGAGGGTCGTGACAGTTCCATCTCGGGGATTACTATCCTGTAACACCCTTTCCTTGAGTGTTTCCTTTCCTGAATCCCCGTCGTCGGTTCGGCGGGGATTTTAGAAAACCTTTTTTCAAATAATCGCTGGGGGTTCGGACTGCTATGTATACGCAATCCTTAAATTCAGGTGGCGGAGCAGATCAACGCCTGAACCAGCATTTTAATTGTGGAGAATCCAATATGAATAAATTAGTACAAGGCACAAGCGTACTTTACACACTGACCGGATTAAATGGTACGGTCAAGAAGATCATGAATGATGGTATCACCATCGAGAACGAAAAAGGGGAAACCCTTAATCCATCTCTTAAAGAGGTGGAGACTATGCTTAGCTCTGGAGCATTGAAAGTATTGTAATACATCGTGTGGATGTAGTGTTGTGTCTGCCCTGTCGGTTTATCGCCGGCAGGGTTTTTTAATGCGCCGCCCCAACACGGCGCCCCTCTTGAGAGGGGGTTGTATTAGGTAAACTTACCGGCTAAGGTCTGTATAAGATAGCAAGCATTTTTATGGAAAAAGTGTAAAGATATGTATTGACAATGACGATATATATAGTATAATAAGAGCATGAAAGAGAGGTCACTTATGCGAGGAGTTGATATGCAAAAGAGAGTGAATGTGTACTTCAATCTTCATAAGAAGATATGGAGTGTCCGACAGTCTGGCAAGGTAGTAGGTCATATGGATAAAATAGTTCTCAAGGATGTAAAGTGGCGAGTGTCACCGGCTGGCAATGCCAAAGTCAGACGTGAGAAGCGAAAGAATGTACATGCCTACGCGAGCGGTTATATTTGTGATATTAAGGATACGCCCAATATCCCGAATACAATCAGCAGAATCACGTACAACCCATACAAGCACGAAACGTTTGTATATGTGGATAACGGGAAGCCGTGTCTACAGTCAGATTATGCCGAGCTTGTGGTAGTAAATGGCATACCAAATGTTGAAGTTATTTCAAAATAAAGTAAAGTTTAGGCTTGACAATAGCCGATAAATATTGTATACTGATAAGGTAAGATTGGTTTTTCTTAAGGAGAGTTATTATGGCTCCC